TTTAATGAGGATAACGATAAGTACGAATGTACCCTCGGTGATCTGTCTGATAAAGCAGCAGCAGCCTTGGAAGAGTTGGGCATCAAGATCAAAGAGAAAGACACACAAGGCAAGTACATTGTCGGTAAGTCTAAGTTTCTGTTTGAGCCTGTAGATGCGGATGGTAACAAGGTTGACATTTCAACGATTGGTAACGGCACTAAAGTAACAGCACTGGTTAGCTCTTACCGTCACAAGATGTCTGCTAAATTTGGTGCAGCACCTTCGATTCAGAAGATCATTGTTACCGAGTTGAAGACGTACGTACCTGAAGGTGAAGAAGAATTGGAAGATGTCCTCTGACGCTAAAAAGACTTGACATTTATACTCCAATGTGGTATAATATAGTGTATTTATATTTTATTGGAGTTATAAATGGAAACCCAGAGATTTGTTAGCGAAAGAGATGCAAAAGGGCGTATTAAGGCTTATAAATATTTAGTGGACGGTAAAGAAGTCCCTGAAAACCAAAAATATTGCCCTATTTGTTGCTCAATTTTGTGTAAAACTAAATTTAGTTCGAGAGGCACTGCTTGTAAAGAGTGTGCTAATAAAAAAGCACGTGACTACTATGAAAGAGTGAAGCATGATGCTAAGTGGATTGAAAATAGAAACGTGAAAGCCAGAAAAGATGGCCTAGCTAAAAAGTTACGAGCTATTGAACATATGGGCGGAGTGTGTCAAGACTGTAAATGTTCTTACCCTCCTCCTGTGTTCGACTTTCATCACCTTGATCCTTCAGAAAAAGAATTAAATTTAGGAGATATAATGCGTCGAAAAGATTTTTCAACAATCGAGAAAGAACTATCAAAGTGTGTTCTTCTTTGTGCTAATTGCCACCGAATCCGTCACTTTGAAGGAGGTTTAAATGAAGTTAGAGAGTCCTAAAAAATTGCTGATAGACGCTGACTTCCTTTAGCTTGTATACGCTATTGGTTTTACGTGTGAGGATGCTTCTGAGAGAACAGCAAAGAATAGGTTAGTAGAGACACTTGAAAATTTAGTCTACGTACACCTCAAAGCTGACTCTTATGAAGCATTCCTGACAGGTAAAGGTAACTTCAGATATGACATTGCTAAGACAGTTCCTTACAAAGGTAATCGCAAAGATACCGCTAAGCCTCCTTATTACCAAGAGCTTAGGGATCACATGGTTAAACGGTTAGGGGCTGTCGTAGTAGAGGGGCAGGAAGCGGATGACGAGGTAGCCATACGGATGTCTAAAGAGCCTGATACATACACTCTAGTAGGTGTGGATAAGGACTTACTTCAGATACCCGGATGGCACTTCAATCCATCAAAAGACTTGGAGCAATATGTTGACGAGTTTAATGGGTACAAAGCGTTTGTTACGCAGATGCTCACCGGGGACAGAACGGATAACATTCCCGGCTTGGAAGGCATTGGCCCGAAGAAGGCGGAGAAAGCTCTTAAGGATGCTAAGACCCAACAAGAACTTCTGGAGACAGCGTGGGAAAAGTATCAAGAATTGGGGCATACGATTGAGTATTTTACGGAGCAAGGGCAGCTACTATGGCTGAGACGTTATGAAGGGGAGATATGGCAACCAAATCTAAGCCTTTAACGGCTAAGCAGGTAGCAGCTAAGTATGGCTTCCGCAGTGGCTTGGAAGAGCGTATTGCGGAGCAGTTGGACAAGGCAGGGGTTGAGTACACGTATGAGCAAGTGAAGCTGAATTACATAAAGCCAGCATCAAAGCACGTATACACCCCTGACTTTGTGTTGTCTAACGGGATTGTTATTGAGACTAAAGGTAGGTTCTTACTTGCTGATCGTCAAAAGCATATCCTCGTGAAGAAGCACAATCCAACACTTGATATTAGGTTTGTCTTCAGCAACTCTAATGCAAGAATTAGCAAGACAAGTACCACGACATATGCACAATGGTGCAAGAAGAACGGTTTTCAGTATGCTGATAAAATGATACCTAAGGAGTGGCTGGATGAATAGTATTTTTAAATTGTTAGAGAATCCTAACTTAAAAGAGTTAGCGTATGATGTGATTGATTTACTTGTTGTCGAACGATTGCAAGAACATTACATCATGTGCTTAGACTTTGATGACTTTGATACAGCTAAGGATATTCTTGCTGTGTTACGATACTTCACTACATATGAAGAGTTCAATGAGTTCTTAAAGGAGACACGAGATGCAGGTTACACTGATCAAGGAAAACAGTGATGGTTCAGCTAACTATAGCTTTGACCTAACAAAAGAGGAAGAACAGAGCCTAATCCGTGCTGGCATCATGGCTGCTTTGAGAGAAGCTATTCGACTAGGTGATGAATTGAAGATCGTAGAAGAGGGTGAAGAGAATGAGTGACGTAGAAAGGTTTTACGAAAGTGCTCGTAAACACTTCCCTAACGCTAAACCTTGGTCTAAACTCAATCCGTTTGAACAGACGCAACTAATCCACGGTATTAACCTTATATTAGGAATTATGACTAATGAATAAAGTACGGACAGTGTGGGCAACCCCTGAAGGTGAAGACCTGATAGCGTACATGGCTCGTGTAAGTGCTCCTGCTAACCAAGATAACAAAGAGACAGCACCTAAGCTGATCAAATATCTTATTAAGCACAAGCACTGGAGTCCTCTGGAGATGGTTAATATTTGCATGGAGATTGAGACTACCCGTGATATTGCTAGGCAGATTCTTCGGCATCGTAGCTTTAGCTTTCAGGAGTTCTCTCAACGCTATGCAGAGGTTGACAACTATGCACTATCGCAGGCACGTATGCAGGACGCTAAGAACCGCCAGAATAGCTTAGAGACAGAAGATTTAGGTCTCATGTATTGGTGGGAAGGCGCTCAGAAACGTGTACTGGATGATGCTAAATTTATGTACGAATCTGCTCTCAACAAAGGCATTGCTAAGGAAGTTGCACGTAAGTTGCTCCCTGAAGGCCTGACAATGAGTAGGATGTATATGAATGGTACACTTCGTAGCTGGTTGCACTACATCGATATTCGATGCGATGCAGCTACTCAGAAGGAACATCGAGAAGTAGCTGAACTCTGTAAAGCAGAGATTGTTAAACACTTTCCTAATGTGATTTCATATGCTAATTGATCCACCACGAGGATGGGCTTACGGGTTTCCTAAGAAGCTTCCTAATCCACCTCCTGATAACTTACACGTCTGGTTAGTCGAACAAGGCTATCCAGAGGAAGAAATTAAATCATACGGCAAATACTTCTTTTGTCGTTACATTGCAGAGGATGACAATGACCTTGAATGAATATCAAGAACTAGCGTTTAAGACAGCACTGGATTCAGCTAAGAATCCTGCTTACATGATTGCTAACCTGACCTCAGAAGCTGGTGAAGTTGCAGGCAAGTATGCTAAATGGATTCGTGATGGTGTGCTGGATGAGGTAGGATTGCAGAAGGAAGTAGGTGATGTTCTGTGGCAGATTGCAGGACTGTCTACTGTTATGGGTTGGAATCTAGCTGACTTAGCTAGTCAGAACTTACGTAAGCTTGCAGAGCGTCAAGCTAATAACACTTTGAAAGGATCAGGCGATGAGCGATGAAATTATGCAGACATACTCTTTTACATATACCGACTGTGACGGTAAGAAGTATGAGAAGACTATCACTACTTCCGGCATGACATGGCTTGAGTGCATAAACGACTATGTACGGTTCTTAGAGTCTGTCTTCCAATACGGCATCATGGACAACGTACGTCTTAAAGAACCTATCTGGAGGAAGTCAATGATTGAGTATCATTCTGACTATCTTGATCCTTGGACAGGCGAATACTTCTCAGACGAACAAGAGGAAACAGATGAAGATACTTATCGTGCCGGACTGTCAGATTAAAGAGGGAGTACCTACGGATCATCTTGAGTGGGCAGGTAAGGCTATCTGTGATTATCGACCAGATGTTGTAATTAACATCGGGGATTTTGCAGACATGCCTTCTTTGTCTACTCATGATGTCAAAGGCTCTAAGTACTTTGAAGGTCTTCGGTACAAGAAAGATGTAGAGGTTGTTAAGGAAGCGATGAAGAAGCTACTTCAACCTTTACGCGACTTGCAGAAGACACAAAGAGATACTAAACACAAGGTGTACAAGCCTCGTATGATCCTGACTCTGGGTAATCATGAGAATCGTATCAGCCGTGCTGTTAACAACAATCCTACATTGGAAGGTTTGATCAGTGTTAAAGACTTGGATTACGACAAGGATTGGGAAGTACATGAGTTCTTACATCCTGTTTTTATCAACGGTGTTGGATTCAGTCATTACTGGCCTGTTGGTGCTATGGGTCGTCCCGCTGGTACTGCTTCTGCTATTATCAATAAGCTTCACATGAGTTGT